ATGGCCTACGTCAAGAAGCTTTTCGACGAGAATTTCCTCTTTTACGCCTCCTACGTCATCAAGGACCGCGCGATACCCGACCTCGAGGACGGCCTCAAGCCGGTCCAGCGGCGCATCCTCCACTCCCTCTTCGAGATGGACGACGGCAAGTTCCACAAGGTCGCGAACGTGGTCGGCCACTGCATGCAGTACCACCCCCACGGCGACCAGTCCATCTACTCGGCCCTCGTCGTCCTCGCGAACAAGGAACTCTTCATCGACAAGCAGGGGAACTTCGGCAACCTCTACACCGGCGACGAAGCCTCGGCGCCCCGCTACATCGAGTGCAGGGCCAAGCCCCTCGCCAAGGATATCTTCCACAACCCCAAGATCACCGAGTTCGTGGATTCCTACGACGGCCGCCACCAGGAGCCCGTGGCCTTCCCCGCCAAGCTGCCCGTCATCCTCCTCACGGGGGCCGAAGGCATCGCCGTCGGCATGAGCACGAAAATCCTCCCCCACAATCCCCTCGAGGTCATCAAGGCCGAGATCGCCTGCCTCCGCGGCAAGGGCTTCGAGCTCTATCCGGACTTCCCCACGGGCGGCATCGCGGACGTCGCGGAATACGCCGACGGCATGGGCAAGGTCCGGGTGCGCGCCAAGCTCGACACCTCGGACCCGAAGCGCATAGTTGTGAGGGAACTGCCCTTCGGCTCCACGACGGAGAGCCTCATCGAGAGCGTCGAGGCGGCGGCCAAGGCCGGACGCATCAAGATAGCGGGCATCAGCGACTTCACCACGGACAAGGTCGAGATCGAGATCAAGCTCCAGCGCGGCGTCTACGCCGAGGAGGTCATCGACTCGCTCTACGCCTTCACCGAGTGCGAGTCCTCCCTCTCCTGCAACTTCCTCGTCATCCAGAACGGCCTCCCGGTCCAGACCACCGTGGAGGAAGTCGTGCGCTACCACTCGAAGCGCCTCCTCGGCATCCTCAAGTCCGAGCTGCAGATCGAGGAGGGCGAGCTCCTCGACGAGATCCACGCGCGCACCCTCGAACGCATCTTCATCGAGGAGCGCGTCTACAAGCTGATCGAGAACAAGAAGAGCATGGAGGGAGTGCAGAAGGCCGTCCTCGACGGGCTCGCCCCCTTCCGCAAGGAGATCGGCCGCGACGTCACCCTCGAGGACGTCGAGCGCCTCCTCAAGATCCCGATCCGCCGCATCTCGCTCTACGACATCGAGAAGGCCAAGTCCGAGATGGACAAGCTTCTCGCCCAGCTCAAGGAGGTCCGCAAGCACCTCGCCCACCTCACCGACTACGCCGTGGCCTGGCTCGAGGGCATCGCGAAGCGCCTCGAGCCCGATTGGGCGCGCAAGACCGAGCTCAGGCGCTTCACCCTCGTGGACGCCAAGGAGGTCGCGAAGCGCGACCTCGCCCTCCGCTACGACGGCCAGTCCGGCTACCTCGGCACGAGCGTCTCCACGGGGGAGAGCCGCCTCCAGGTCTCGAGCTTCGACAAGGTCCTCTTCCTGCGGCGCTCGGGCATCTGGTCCGTCGTCCCCGTCCCCGAGCGCCTCTTCGTCGACCAGGGCCTCCTCTACTGCGCCATCGCGGAGAAGGAGTCCCTCGCTGACAAGATATTCACAATTGTGTATAGCGACGCGGAGACCGGCTATCCCTGCATCAAGCGCTTCCAGATCGAGGGCTGGATCATGAACAAGGACTATCCCCTCCTCCCCGATGGCGCCCAGGTCCTCTGGTTCAGCTCGGCATCCTCCTCGCCCTTCACCCTCAAGTACGAGCCCAAGCCCCGCCAGAAGGTGAAGTCCGAGGCCTTCCGCATCGAGGACTTCGAGGTGAAGGGCATCAAGGCCAAGGGCGTGAGGCTCGCCTCCCAGGAATGCGCGGCCGTCCTCGCTCCCGAGCCCGTCGCTGATGCGGCCGGCGCCGAGGCTCCCGGCCTTTTCGATGAGGCGGCACGGGCGCCGAGGGGCCAAGCCTCCCAGAAGTCCGCGCCGGCCGGCAAGAAGAAAGCCGCTGAACAGCCGACGGGCTCGAAGGAAAGGACCGGGAAAGGCTCCGCAAAGGCCGAGAAGACCTCAAAAACTACAAAAGCCGGTTCGGGCGGTCTCCTCGCCGCGGCCGAGAAACTCGCGTCCGGAAAGGCTAAGGCGGTAAAGAAGACGGCTGCCGCAAAAATTGTGGCAGGGAAGAGCCCGGCCAAGGCGGCCGCAACCCCGAAAAAGGCCGGCGGCAAGAAAAAGTGAAGGGGCTGGAAGCCCGCGGAATCTTGACATAAATTCCGCGGCACGGTATAGTAACCACGCTTTCGTTAAGTATTCCCCTGTAGCTCAGCTGGCAGAGCAAGTGGCTGTTAACCACTGGGTCCCTGGTTCGAACCCGGGCGGGGGAGCTTCTAATAGGGCCGATTATCGGCCCTATTTTTTTTTAGTAAAAGCATTTACGAAGTGCGGTGCGACAAACTGCAACGTATGCAATAGGGCCGAATTTCTGGACTGTGCCAAAACTGTGCCGGCACTGTGCCACGAGGAGGCCCTGTATGTCCCGTTATCGCCTATTTCCACGTGATCTCAAGGCAAAGGATGGCTCTAGCTCAAGGGTCTGGTACTACGAGTATCTTGGGCCTGATGGTGGACGCGTTAGGCGCTCGACCGGCTACACCCGGAAACGCGATGCTGAGGATTTCATCGAGTCCCTTGATGCCCAGGACGAGGCGGAAGAGGAGCGAGCGAAGACCCCCTCGCGGCCGCGGGCCCGTCTCCGCGAGGTCGCTGATCCCATGTTCAAGGCGGATTCCGCACACATCAAGCGCTGGGCGCAGAAGGGGCGCAAGCTCGTCGCTCACACCATCGAGCAGCACCGACGCTGGATCGACCTCTTCATCATGCCGAAGTGGGGCGAAGTCTGGTGCGATGAGATCACCGGTCCCGCCATTGAGGATTGGCTTATCACCCTCACGAGCTCGACGAACGAGAAGCGCGGCCGTGGGCCCGGCCTCGCGAACACGACGAAGAACGGCATCGGGCGGACCATGGGCCTCATCCTCACGGAGGCGAAGCGAGCGGGATACATCGACCAGGTGCCGGAGCTCGAGCTCTTCGAACGCAACTCCCAGAAGAAGGATATCGTCCTCGACGCGGAACTCGAGAAGCTCTTCCCCGAGTGTCCCGCTGCGCTTTCTCTCGTTTGGATGCGGCGGCCGAACCGGAATCGCGACGCGGAAGGCACTGATATCGGGCTCATGTTCGGGGCCCTCTTTGCGCTCGCTGTCTCCGCCGGCCTAAGGCCGGGGGAGGCGAGGGCCCTCCATGTTGACCAGCTCTATCGCGACGCCGGCGGCATTATCGTGGACCGGGCCTATGATACCGATGGCACCCTGGGAGCTCCCAAGAAATCGAAGGCCGGGGATCCGCGTTTCCGGGTGTCGTTTGTCCCTGAGAGGACCTGGAAAATCATTGACCTCTGGCTCAAGCATAGGAAAGCCCCCGAGGATCATCCTGGGCTACTCTTCCCCTTTCATGGCAAGCCAATCTCATCCTTCTTCTTGAACGAACGCTTTGGAGTTGGTCTCGAAAATGCAGAAATTCCGACAACAGGGCGGATCCTGTCGCCGCACTCACTAAGGTATACCTACGATACAAAAATGCGAAGCGTCCTCTCCGGCGATGTTCTCCGCGAGTTTATCGGCCACCGCTCGGAGGCGATGACCGACCATTATGATCGGGCGAGCCTGCGGCCGGTCCTCGAGATGAGGCTATTCCAGCTTGAGGATCAACGTCCCCTTGTCGAACAGTTCTGGGTGTCTCCTAAGCTTAGCTGTTCGCTGTCGGAATAGATAAGTTGTCGCAAAAGAACATTATTTCGGATCCTTCACCGGAACTATGGGCGCTATAATGGATTGAGTATGATCGATTGTGACAATTATGATATAGTGCCCTTATCTCCGGTACATTGTCGTAGCTGACCATCCAGTTGTGTTTCAGGGTTCGCACCCGAGCAGCCAAATCAGCATGGTCTTCTTGGCGGTAAAAATTCTGATAGAGATCTCCGCCTTTTACATAGTATGGTGGATCAAGATATATGAGAGACTTTTCTGGTATTTTCTTTTCTATCTCGTCAAGAAATTTTACTGCATCCATGTTATAAAGGTGAATACACTCAGAAAAATATGCGATCTTGTGTATGCGACTGATTATGTCTTCTTTGTTGAAGCGTGCATCAATTTTATAAGTGCCAGTCTGGTCTAGGCCACCAATTACTCCACCATTTATGATACCTGATCTATTTGTTCTATTTAGGAAAAGGAAAGAAAACCCTAAATCAATGGAGTACGGGTCTCGCCCTTTCTTAACGACTTCCTTGTGTTTTTTCCATTCTTTTATGGTGATATCAGTGTTCCTGATTTTTTCGCATAATTCTTCAGGTGCCGACTTCACTGCATTCCAGAAAGCATGGACTGCAGGATCAATATCATTGAGATGTATTTCATAGGCATACCCCGAGATAAGCAGCTCTAGGGCGATCCCTGCTCCTCCTGCGAAAGGTTCAACATAATGCCCGTCAATAAGTTCATTTTCTTTTAGTAAAGATTTGAGGAAAGGGGACAATTTCCCCTTTCCTCCTGGATACCTAAGTGGTGTATAGAGAGAGCGAGTTGTCGTCATGTTGCTAGTATACATGCATTATCTGAGGTCGGCCAGCCCTAAACGTTAGATTCACCAATATGGACAAAATATGGCTCTAGCATTGTCCATATTCTTATTAGGTCCTTCTTTTCAGGGAAGAAATCCTTGTTGTGAACGCATTGATGTAAAGTGTCATATGACAACATCTGGTCCTTGTTTGATACAAGCTTTCGCAAGGCTGTTATTTGCGATTTTTCAAGATATGCATGAGACTCAAGATAGTTAATTACTGAATTCCAATCTGCATCCCAGCGCCCTTGTACTCCAGAAACTTTTGGGACTCCTTTTTTCTTGGCATATAAATAGGTGCTCATCTCGAGGAATGCCCTTAGGAGCATGGATGCCGAGTTGGTATATCTATCTATGTCTAGATGACGTAATTCAACTATCATACACATGATTCTATTGTTGGAGCAGTTAAACTTGAACTCTTTTGTTATAAGCGTTTTTCTTTCTAGGGGATTCTTCGTGGTAGTGCGTTTTCCCGAAGCTGCAGATTTTGCTTCTTTCCGTAAATCGATTAAGGGGACTTCTGGACGACTATCACTTCCTGTTGGTAGATCAGGTTCTATGCTTTTAATATATGCTGCTCTTTTAGCTTTGTTTTTAATTATGTCGACTGTAGCACCACCATGAAAATCTTTTACAATTTTGGCAAGTGCTTTTTTTAGGGCATCAAAGCTCACAGTTGCTTTCAACTGGCCTTTTTCAAACTTTAAGCCAAGAGCAGAACGCGAAGCTTCATCATCTAGGAGGCGCTCTATGTTCGTGAACATGTTTTTTTCTTGGTAAAGCTTTGCAATTTCTGGTGTGTTTTCTTTCATCCAGTCAATGAGCTGCAGGGTTCTGTCTGGCGTTCCAATTGTATTCGCCAAGAAACGGCGCTGCTGTTCGGTATCCCAACTCGAGACTCCGACTCCATCATTTGATCCGGTATGACGTTCCTGTATCCAGCTATTGGCCTCAGCCCTTTTTGAAACTACAAAACAGGTTATCTCTTTGGGAATAGCAGCGCCGTTGGATAAACGCTCGAATGAAGATTTAAATTCCGTGGGAACTCGACTCGGATCAATCAGCCCCATAATGCAGGCTAAGCGTCGATTCCCTTCGAGTACTATGTACCACTCATCTTCGGGAACGACAATCATCAACTGAGTAGGGTTTAGGCCATTTTTTGCAATATCAGCGGCTAATTTCGTCATCTTTATTTTCTCACTATCAAATAGCTTACGACTAGCCTCAACTTGATCGACTGAGCGGTCAAATCTTGGGTTAGCCGTATCGAGTTTTAACTTATGAATCGGGATTAGTTGTGGTTCTTTGGTACTGACAATCTTGGGAAGCGTACTCTTTTTAGGGGTCATTTCGTTCTCCTTCTTGATGATGGAATATCTGCTATTTATCCAGCGTCGGCGGATCGCACCTCTTGCAGGGCTCGTATCCCTGCTTAATCGCCTCTTCGAGGGTTATCGGGATCTTCGACTTCTTGAGCGACGAACAGCTTTCCTTGTGGTACTTTTCGCCCGTCCTGGTGATGTAGACGGTCGTCGTGCCCGGGGCCGCGAGGGCCAGCGCCGCGACGAGGATGAAGATGCCGGCGATGAAGGATCTCTGTAACTTCTTCATTTTGCCCGCTGCTCCCTTTGCCTGCTCCAGCTCGCGTTGAGTAGTCGCATGATCCTACCCCATTCTCCGCTACGCTTGAACTCTTTCCGGGAGAGCCCGCTCATGTGTTGTTCGGCTTGTTTGAACATCTTCAGGTGTTGGCGCTTGTTCATCCTTACCTCTTCTTGTTTTACTATAGGGGCCACTTGCGGTCAGTTGGTGGAGGGATGTGCCCCGCCCCCATGTCCCGGAAATGCTCTTTCAGTGGATCACTATGCTTAGAACTGAGGAGTAACAGGAAGTACATTTTTTTCTGCTACACCATACAGTTTAAAATTCGCCCCATCAGTACATTGGTATTCTCCAGTAAAATCGCCGGTAAATCTATCAATCGAATAGTGAAATGAGAATGTATCTCTGTCTATCTGGAATGTCATTAAGGTAGCTGACAGAGATGCAACATTACCAATCGGATCAAAATTACTGTTGAGTAGTTTTTTTTCATTAAGGTCTACAATGAAGCTTATTCTTAGTCTTATTGCATCATCTTTGGGTAGCCATTGTTTGTTTGTTTCATTATAAACACTCGATGGATTAAGTGAGATTAAATACAAGTTCTTTAGGTCATCCATATTGCCAGATGGCACTAAGTTGATATAGCCAATGCTACTAATTGGGATGCCATTGTTATCATTCAAATCGAGTTGCCAAAAGAAAAGTTGATAGGCGTTAAAATCCCATTGAGCTCTTGCTCTACTACACCATGATTCCTTGTTTCTTTTGGTAAAGTTTTCATCAATGATTACTTTGGGTTGTCCAAAGGCGTCTATTAGTTGATAGAGAGGACTTATTGTATCGGATTTGTTAAGTGTTACATGATCCTTGTTGCTGAAGTTGACTAGAATACAATCCCATGTTCCATCAGCTTTTTGTCTGTCGTAACATTTGATCTCGTAAATGCCATCACTAATTGAAAATTCACGAGTGATGGTTAATTGTGGGAATAGCTGTGGATTTTCTGGCGTACTCCAAATGGTTGTCGATGCAGAAGTGCTATTCTCTGATGCTTTTTCTCTGCTTTCTATTGTCTCATTTAGCGTAGTGATTATTTTTCCAAAACTATCTTCTGCTGCGAGTTGAAAAGTACAAGAAATTAATACAAGGGCTAGGACTATCTGTTTGTGAATCTTCATGTTTTTTTCTGGCCTGATTTATTCCCTAATAATTATTGCAGATAGAGTTCATCTTTGAGGAAACTGGATTATCCGACAGTTTCCTGCTGGCCTTGTGCGCCCGCGTGCCGAGCTGCCCCGGCGGCGCCATGGATCGCTGCGACGAGCGGCTTCCTGACAGGGGCTTCAAGCTCATCCAGGTCGCCAACAGTCTGACTCTAGAATCCAGCGCCGTCAAGCGAATTACTACACATTCCCGCATAGACAATTGTCTATGGCGTATTTTTCTCTAATCTTCCGATTATCTCCGAACGGTGAAGTTCGGATTCACCCACATTTTCAGGCGTTTGCCGTAGCGTCAGCTCTATTGTCCCGCGATGTTTCCGCTGCCGCATGAATTCCTGCAAGCCAAGGGGCCCTGATCGGCTCCTCGAGCTCGTCGAGGTCCTCGAGGACTGGCCGGTAACGGCGAGCCCTCTCAAGGAGCTGACGGTCGGATACTGAGATTGTTGCGGGTTCCTCGCCGGTTACAAGATATTCAACCGTTGTGCCCAAAGTCCGGGCCATTGCCACAGCCTCATTAGCTCGAGGGAGATTCCCTTTGCGGCGGTATGAGTTGTATGCGTCTCGAGAAAGACCGGCTGCATTCGCAACAGCTTCAATCGTTGTGCCATGTGTCTTTGCTGACTCTTTTACTCTATCAAACCAATCCATAATCTGATTATCGACTAAAAAAGTGCTCTATAGGCCACTTTTCGCACTTGACAATGTGGTCCAGGAGACATATACCAATAATCAGGTGTGGTATATGGGCCACAAAAAAGAAGAAGGAGGCGGTCATGGACGAGGAGGGCGCGAAGTGAGATACGACTTCACCAGCGTGGCACGGGCGTTGGCGTCGGAGGGGCTCGGTCTCGTGAGGATTGAGACTGGGGTGGAGAACGAGCCAACACGGGCTGTTCTGCATGTCCAGGAGCTTGATCCCGTCTCCTTGCCCGAAGGCTGGCATGGAGAGACGCTGCTCGCAGCGATCTTCCCCAAGGACTGTTCCCTCGAAGATGCGCTCGAGCAGCTTCGGATCTCGTGGGCTATGCGGGGGTCGCGAACAGGACACCCCCGCAGTTCGAGCACATCTTCACCAGCATGAACGGCATCCGGAATTCATCCCATGACGATGGCTCAATCATCTTGACGATGGTCTGGACACATCCACAGCGCGGACAAGCCGGCAACAACAGGGCCGGCGGTGTCCCTGGTTCATTCGTTTTCATTTTGTCCTTCCTAGGGGCAAGGGTGGGACTCCGTACGGAGCTCGCTTCGCTGCGCCCATTCTGAGCCTCAGGAAGGGCATTTAGCAAGGTACGAATTGTGAGGAGGGCGTGATGGATGGAGTGAAGATCGAATCGAGGAAGGAGCGCTACGCCCGCTATGAACGCGAGCGGATGGGGCGCGTTGAGCGATTCTCCTTCACCCTCTCCCACGACGAGGCCGCGCGGTTCCGGGCCTGTCTCCTGGCGACGGGGCGTAAGTGCTCCCCCTGGGTGCAGACGCTCGTGATGACCGCCGTTGCCGCCGAGGAAGCGAAGACCGGGGTGGCGTGATGGAGGGACAGGGCGAGAGGTTCGTGCTCCCGGTTCAGGTCCGTGGTGAGTGGACAGAGCCCCGGGACGGAATTCGCGAGCTCTTTACGCCCGGCTTGCCGGTACGCCAGTGGCGCCTTCGGCCAGTTCTGCAGGTGCCCACGGCCCCCGTGCCGTCGGGCCAGCACGGAAGATTTTAAGATGCGAGGCATGGATATGGATAGGGAAAATGAAGTGGTGTTGGCCGGGAGCATCCTGGCAATTGTGACAGATCACCGGGGAGCGGATCTGCGTGTGACGTGGAGGTTGTTGGCCCTTCCTCCTGCGTCCGGTATGGTGCGCCTCACGGGAGTTCTATCATGAGCGACAACCTTCAGACTGAGTCTGCCGTTCCTTCCGAGCCGCTCCCCGCGGCCGGCGGGCCGGTCCCCTATCCCTCGATCGTCCTGGACCTTCCGCAGCTCGCACGCCTTGAGCGGATGCTCGAGGCAGCGCTCGAGGGGCGTGGCGGCCAGGCCTGGTACACCCTTGAGCAAGCCTGGCGGCGAAAGTTCGCGAGCTCCGCCGGCGTGGAGGGGGCCATCTCCCTGTCGTCGATCAAGATGGACATGGCGCTCCAGCCGCGTGGGGGAGTCCCTGATGGCTGGCAGTCGAATCGCAAGGTGTGGAAAGAGGAATCCGTCGAAGAGTGGTGCCTCGTCGATGATGGGCACCTCGAGGAGTACCTCAAAAAGCACAACCCGAACCGCCGTGTCCCAGCGCGAATCAAGGAGAAGCTCGCGGCTCGGGTGCCCGTGGTTCGAATGTCGGCCGCGCGAGCGCCGAAGAAAGGGGCAGAGTGATGCACGATGGGATGCGTTCTTCCCGGCGAAGGATGAGCATCGAGCGCCTCGCGCTCTGCCATGTCGCCACCATGGGACATGGATACGCCCGGGCGGACGCCCAGGCCGTGGTCTACCTCGACGAGGTCGAGGGGCTCTCCTTCGGGACGACCTTCTTCGAGACCCTCCTCCTCAATGCCTCGAGGCTCGACCTCTACGAGGAAACGCCCAAGGTCCAGTATCTCGGCGCCGAGGCGAACGAGCTCCGGCATTTCGATGCGGTGAGGAGGGGCGCATGAACACGAGAGAAGAGCGCAGCCACATCCGCCTGTGGATCACGACCAGGGAGGGAGCGTGCCGGGCGAAGGTGACCTGTCCTTTCTGCGGGACGGTGGTCTGGACGAGCGACATGACGCTCTGCTTCCACGGTAAAACCTGCCCGACCTGTGGCGCCTGGCACGGGCCTTTCGAGACCTCGCTCGCTCCGACGGAGAAATCCGCGGCGCGGGCGGCTAAACGCGCGGAGAAGGCGAGGACGGAGGCCGCGGCCAAGATGACGCCGCGAACGGCGCAGCCTCGCGCGATGAAGCCGGTGCAGTCGAATCGTAGCGGCGGGAAGCGGCGGCCTCGTCCAGCGAGCATCGCCACTCCCGAAGCCCTGGCATTCGCTCGGGAGATGGGGCTGGGAGATCTTACATGAAGGGGCGGGAGTTCGTTATCCACGTTGAAGGGAATGTGCTCATCGAGGCCCCGAACGAGTTCGAGGCGCAACGGGTGATTTCCGAGCTGTGGTTCTCGCATCGGGCCCGGGGAAGCTCGACGTTGGGACGCTGGGAAGCTGAAGGTCAGGCCCATGCGAGCACCGCTGTTGTGCGCGAGATCCTAGCATCTCCTGCGATCGAGCCGGTCATAAAGGTCGCCCCGCCTCCTCCCGAGCGGCGGTATAGCCGCTCGCCGGATCCTGACCTGGAGCTTTTCTGATGGGCCCCATGATTTGCCATTGCGCCCGCTGTCGGGGCCGCGGGGGGCTGGGGAAGGTCCGCTGCACGATCTGGAGCATGAATGGTCGGCCGAGGATCATCCTCAATTGCCGGTTTTATCAGGAGATAGAGTGATGGACCCGACGGCAATCCCTCAGTGGAAGATAGAAGCGCAACGCTATCTACTCTTGGATCGCATCATGGAAGCGGTCCAGGGCGAGTTCGACTACGCCATCGCGCGAGGCGACTACGACGAGGACATGACGGTACGGCTGCGCAAACAGATCGACGAGATTCTCGATGGAAGGTTTTAGGTGAGCCGATCGCCCTACCGGACCTGCGACCTGTGCCGGCATTTCCTCAGGACCGCCGGCCGTGATATCTGCCGGCTCCCGGGGCATCGCCATCCCGTTCGCCCGGGATCGGGCTGCGGCTTTTTCGCCGCGCAGACTGATGAAGTGGAAGGGCGGATCAGAGCCCTTGAGATAGAGAGGTATTCCCCGAAGATGCAGTTGAAGATCCGGCCAGGGCGGGCACTGTTCTAGTCCTGGCACAACAAACCTCCCCCAAGAGGGTATATACGGCCCGGCCTGGCGGTACCAGGCATCTCGTCCCGGCGAGTCTTCCGGGATTTTTTCGGCGTTCCAGGCGCGTTGTGCGACAAGGTCCGTCCTCCGCGGATGGTCGCGCAGCCCGGAGAGGCCTTGTCGTTCAGGGGTTCCGGACATGGCTCCTGACCGTCTGCCAGATGTCGGGTTCGAATCCCGGCAGCGCCATCTTGTTGTGGCAACTCCGGCGGCTTCACGCCGGGAACTTGGTGAGAAGGGAGATACGCATGGTCAAGCAGTACAGGAAGAAGCCTGTCGTCATCGAGGCGGTTCAGTTCGACGGCACGAACGCGGAGGAGATATTTAAAAGCTTCTACCGCCCGACAGATGAGCCTTGGACCGGAGACGGGACGATCAAGATCCGGACCCTCGAGGGAGTTCTTGAAGCATCCGCAGGGGACTTCATCATCCGCGGGGTCAAGGGCGAACTGTATCCCTGCAAGCCCGACATCTTCGAGAAGACCTACGAAGCCGTCGAGGCGACGGGCTGCGCCATGCCCAATCAGTTCGGTTTCGCTTTCGCCCTCCAGCTCCTCAAGGCCGGCAAGAAGGTTCGCCGGTTCGGATGGAACGGGAAGGGCATGCACCTGGCGTATATGCCCGGCTACCCCGAGGGCGTCCCCGCGAATGGAGCCGCCGCCGCGGCCCTCGGTGTCCCCGAGGGAGAAATCATCCATACGAGACCCTATATCGCCATGAAGGACGCCCAAGGCTACCTGGTGACCGGCTGGCTGGCTTCCCAGACGGACCTCCTGGCTGAGGACTGGGAACTCGTCGACTAGAAGGAACAAGTATGGACAAACCACGAGCAACCTTGACGACGATTGCGGGGGGGCAGGCTGTAGTCCTTTTCAACCGCGAACTGGAGACGGTGCTGGAGAACATCGCCGACCCTCGGACGAAGCCGGACGTCGTGAGGAAGATCACGCTGACGGTTGTATTCCGGCCAGATGAGGAGCGACACGCGACCGATGTCCGGATCGAGTGTACGTCGAGTCTCCCGAAGCACTACGGGGCCAAGGGCCTCGCCTACATCGGCATCAATGACGGCGAGGTCGGGATTTTCAATTCCGACCCCAAGCAGCTTTCGCTCGCGGACGAACTTGCCGCGGCGCAGGAAAGGAAGGTGGGAAATGGAAGCTGATCTCACGAAGCAGGTCATCGAGAAAATCGAGGATCTCACCAAGAAGGCGAATGCGAAGGAGAACCGAGTCCTCGAGATCGGGGGGAAGCCTTACGATCGAGAGACGTTGCAGCGGATCTACGACAAGGACGAATGCACCCCGAGGACCATCGAGGTATCTTCCCTCGAATCCATCGCGGACTACTGGAACAAGATCGCGGGAGTGGAGGGCGTCACCAGGGAGAACCTTTTCCTGCTCATCGAGAGTCCGACCCGCGTCGTGCTCATGGAGAAATTCAAGGGTGAACAGAAGAAGCGGGAGGGCATCATGGCGGCCGTCCTCAAGAACGACGTCGAGCCCTTCCCCTTCGGCAAGTTCATCGAGACCGAGGAGTTCATCATCGGTCTCATGTCGCGCTTCAACGCCCAGGGCGATCGGGACACCATCGTGAGCATCGCGAGCGGACTGGTCGCCGAGGCGAAGCTCGACAACAAGGACAGCGGCACTACGACCAAGAGGACGGCCTCGGCGGGTGTGGTGAATCAGAGCGGCATCGGGGACAAGAACGTGCCCGTTCTCGCTCCGTTCAGGACATTCCGCGAAGTCGAGCAACCCCAGAGCGCCTTCCTTTTCCGCTACAGGACGGACGGCGAGAAAATCGGATGCGCTCTTTTCGAGGCCGATGGCGGCGCCTGGCGCCATGACGCGATGGCGAACATCGCAAGCTTCTTTGCAGAGCACGCTTCGGGGCTTCCTGTTCTGAGGTAATTACGAAGGCCCCTTCGGGGGCCGTGCGTGAGAGGAAAGAGGGAGTGCACATGAAGTACGAGATCGTCGAGAAGCCCAAGGGCGAACTCTCCGACTATGAGATCCGCATTGAAGGTGCCGGCAAGGGCTCGCCGAAGATCGCGACAGTCTGGGGCCATTATGGCACGGATGCCAAGGCGACAGCCGATGAGATCGTTGCCGCGTTGAATAGGGGCATAGCATGAGTAAGCCAACAGGCCAGAATCCCGGCGGGCGCCGCCGTGTCGTCCCTGTGAAGGTCTCGGTGGATGGGAGCCCCTTCGTACGGTATGGCTCCCTCAAGGAGATGGCCCAGGCCCTCGGCGGCGAGCACTGGAAAGGGCTTTACACACACGCGAGCGGCAGCGGGCGGGCGAAGGTGCTCGTCTACAACAGGCACACCTACAACATCGTGAAGCTCGATCCCGAGATCATCAGGAGCGCGCCGCCGTCGGCGCCGGCAAAGCCGCTCGGGATCGGGGCTCTTATTCCGAAGGCCGAGGAAATCGAGCGGGCTTCAGGGCCGCTCCTTTCGCATCCGAAAACGCATCGCCTCGGGCGATTCTTCGGGTAAGGCCATGGGCAAGAAGTCGCCTACCATAGAGTTTTCGGTCGATGCCAGGCAGAAGGCGGAGATCCTGCTTTTCTGCAGTATCCGCGGCTTTGCGAAGCCCGCGGATCTCGCCCGCTTTGCGACGGCGCAGTACATGCGGAGGTACCCTCTGAAATCCGAGGAAATCGCCGCATACATGGCGCGAGGAGAAGGAAACACCCAAGGAGGCGAAACGGACGCAAGGGCGGTACAGCCTGAACGCGCGGAAGGGTAATTAACGGAGCCGAAGTGGACGAGTTTCTCCTGAAGGGCGATCCTCCCTGCGCCTTTCAGCGAGGATTCCCCCTCGGGCCGCTGTCGCGGGTCATGCCGCGCGGCTCCATACTGGATGCGAAAGAAGCCGGACTCCCAGGCGGTAATGTCAAACCGCCTGAGGGCCCGGCTTCGCGCATCCTGGATGCAATTGTGAATATCGCGCCCAGGAGAAGGCGCGGGAAAATAACTCGTAGCGGTCCGGCCATGGGGACTTGGTGCCATGGCGTACCGGGGTGCGGCGACAGGCGGGAGCCTGGGGCGCGACGGCGCTCGAAAGCGGGTTCGAATCCCGTCACCCCGAATCGTTCTTATAGGAGGGGAGCATGAAACGGCGATTGGATTTCTATACGACTGAGGCCGACGAATGGAACGGGCCGGCGGAAAACTTCTTGAGGATCCACTATGGCGGAGAACAGGGCTGGGCCATGGAGGGGCGGTACCGGGCCCTCCTCGGGCTCATCGCGAGGGCGGACGACTGCCGGCTCGACCTGTGCCGCCCCATCGTGCGTGGGGATGTCAAGAAGAAGCTCGAGCTCGATGATGCCGGCCTCGACGCGTTCATCCGCGTGCTGGCCGAGGAATGCGAGCTCGTCCTGGTCGTGGGCGGCGTCGTCTCTCGCCCGGAGATCGACGACGACCTCGAGCGCATGGACAAGAAAGCGGCCCGGGGACGGGCGGCCGCCGCGGCCAAGTGGAAGGAACGAAAGAAAGGGACGCCTCCTCCCGCACCGGCTTCAGGGGATACCGCTGCGCCTGTTCCCGAGGCTGCCCGGACCAAGGAACCCGAGCCGACCCCTTCCCGGGCTGCCGGATGCACAAGCAATGCATCTGCAATGCACAAGCAATGCATGAGCAATGCGCATGCAGAACCAGACACGAGTGACACGAGTGAGAAGTATTCGTTCACCACGAATACTTCTCACGAGAGTGTCAGAGGGAGAGAGATACCGCGCGCGAAGAGCCATGCTTCCCCGGCGGGATGTGGACCCGCCGGGGCACATGGCAGGAAGGGAGGTGGCGAGGAAGGGCGGGAGGGGCGCAGGTTCTGGTGTTCGACGGCTCTTCCTGAACCGCTGACCCAGGAAGAGCGTCGCGAGCTTGACGGCAAGTTCGCTGCATTCTGGGGCCCTGATTCACTCTTTGGCGCCATCCTTCGGGGCCAACCGACGGCGCCGATTTTGCAGCGCGGGATGCTTGCGGGCGTGGGGTGAGATCATGGGACGGGCATGCGCTATCTGCAATCACGAAAAGCGAAACGAAATCGAAATGGCCATCCTCGAGGGCACGAGCCACAAGGATATCGCGGAAAAGTACGGGCTTTCCACGACAGGAATCTGGCGCCATCGGACGAATCACATGAGCGTCGAAGCCCGCGAGGCGATCAACGGCGCTACCCAGGGCAGACTCGACTTGCCCGAACCCTGCAGTCCCGGGAAACAGGAACGGCTCGGACAGACCCTCACGGTGTATGACGAATTCCTGGATATTCGCCAGAAGACCATCGAGCTCTACGACAAGGCGGCAACGAGCGGCGAGAAAGGGCGACTGTCCGCCATGGCTTCGGCCCTGAGCGAGCGGCGGGCGGTGGTCAACGACATGGTGAAGCTGTCCCTTCTCGAGCGCGGGCTTGGCGATGACGGCGACGATGACAAGGGCGACATACGGCAGGTCTATGACCAGGCCGTCGAGGAGCTCGTGGAAAGGGTGATCGGTGAAAACTAGGATCGAGGCGAACGAGGCCTACGTCGCGGGCATCAGGCTCGCCCGGGAAGGGCGCGTCCTCACGGAGTTCCTGCGGGCCCTCGCGCTCCGGGACCTCTTCTTCCTCCTCGTCTACGTGCTCCATCGAGAGGACGCCGACAACGACTGGTGCTACAAGCAATGCCGGATGGTGCAGGCGGCGCCCGACGGCTACATCGATCTCTGGGCGCGAGGCCATTACAAGAGCACAATCATCACCTTCGCCCTCCTCATCCAGTCCATCCTCCGGGATCCCGAGGTGACGATCGGCATCTTCAGCCATACTCGTCCGATCGCGAAAGCCTTCATGTCCCAGGTTAAGCGCGAGTTCGAGGCGAACGAGCTCCTCAAGTCCCTCTTCCCGGATATCCTCTACGCGGATCCGCGGAACGAGTCCCCGACCTGGTCAGAGGACAAGGGCCTCCTTGTGAAGCGCAAGGGGAACCCGAAGGAGATGACCGTCGAGGCGTATGGTTTGACGGACGGACAGCCGACCTCGAAGCACTTCAGGATCATGAACTATGACGACATCGTGACGAAGGAATCGGTGTCGACCCCTGCCATGATCGAGAAAACGACGCAGGCCTGGGCCGAGTCGCTCAACCTCTGCGCGGAGAATGCCACATTCCGCTACGCGGGGACGCGGTGGCATTTCGCCGATACGAGCTCCGAGATCATCAAGCGCAAGGCGGCCATTGCGCGCGTATTCACGCCCACTGTCGATGGCACCCTCGATGGGGAGCCGGTACTGTGGTCGCGGGAGACGCTCGCGAAGAAGTGGACCGACATGGGCGCCTTTGTCGCGGCGGCCCAGCTCTTCCAGAATCCGAAGCTTGAGAACACGGATGGCTTCCTCGAGGGCTGGCTCCAGTACTGGCCGGCACTCACCTACGCGAACATGAACCTCTATCTCCTCTGCGATCCCGCGGGCGAGAAGAAGGAGTCGAGCGACTACACGGTGTTCATGGTTGTCGGCCTTGGCCCTGATCAGAACTACTACGTCATCACGATGGTCCGGGACCGCCTCTCCCTCGCGGAGCGGACGAGGGTCCTCTTCAGTCTGCACCAGCAGTACAAGCCCTTGATAACCGGGTACGAGAAATATGGGCTCCAGTCGGATATCGAGCACATCCGGAGCGTCCAGGCTCAGACGAACTACCGCTTCGGGATCAAGGAGCTCGGTGGAGCCATGCCCAAGGTCGAGCGTATCAGGCGCCTCGGGCCGAAGTTCGAGGCCGGTCGGGTCTTCCTTCCCGAGACTTGCGCCCGGGTGAACTACCTCAAGGAACGGGTGGACCTCGTCCAGGCCTTCAGGCAGGAGGAATATCTCGCGTTCCCGTACAGCGAGCACGACGATATGCTTGATTGCCTCTCGAGGATATTCGATGTTGGGCCGGTCTTCCCCAATGCCGTTGACGCGCTCTCTACCTTTAGTGAGCGGGAATCGAATCGTGACAATTCGTTTGATCCACTTCGTTTCGGATTATAACGAAAACCGTTTGATCTTATCCGGATTCATGCGATAGACTCTGCGCATACGAGTTTTTCCCGCGGACTGGGCCGGCGAGAGTCGGAGGTCCACGTGAGCGAAAAGAAGAAGGGCGCGAAGCGCACGTCGTTCCTGGGTGGGGACGATGGGCAGGCCGCGCTGACAGAGGACCAGGCGGGAAACGGCCCCACCGGGTCCCAATCGAGTTTCGACTACGCGACCGACGAATCGGGCCGCGCTGTCGTTTTCTCCATGGGGAAGAAGGACGAGGGGAAAGCCTCGTCCGATTCCGAGATTGGAGAGATCGAAGGCGCTCTCGCGTCGCTGGGCTACTACAAGGGCGAACCCTCGGGGAAATACGACGAGGGTCTTCGCGATGCCGTCGCGGCCTTCAAGAAAGATAACGACATCTCTGGCGATGGCCGCACGATCGACCAGGCAACGCGGGACCGCATCCTCGCACGCGCCTCGCGCGATGGCGGTGCGGACTCAGGCGCCGGCCTCGAGGATGCCGAGGGCGGAGGGCTCTAGCCGTGCCCGATGACACCCTCGTCGAGTCGACGCTCAAGCGCTTCGGCAAGCTCAAGGACCTTCGCTCTCCCTGCGAGTCCTACTGGAAGGACGTGACCGACTTCGCCCTGCCTCGGCGCTCCTTCTGGGATCTCGACGAGGAGGAGGGGAAGCGCCCGTCCCAGCGGCTCTTCAATACCCGGGCGGGGCTCGCCCTCGAGACCCTCGCCACGGGCATCGTCGGCTATTCCGTATCGCCGAGCGTCGCCTGGTTCCGCTTGAGGCTCGCCGACTTCGACCTCCAGAAGCTTCCCTATGTCGCGGACTGGCTCGAGGACTGCGAGCGCCGCATGTATGCCGAGTTCCAGCGCTCGACCTTTTACGCCCAGGCCATCGAATACGTGGCGGACGCCGCGAGCATCGGGCACGCGACCATGTTCGTGCGCGATGCCTCGAGGCGCGTCATCTTCTCGACGCGGCACCCGAAAGAGATCTACATCGCCAATGCGCCTGACGGATCGGTCGACACGGTCTTCAGGGAATTCCGCCCCACGGCCCTCGCCCTCAAGAAGAGCTTCGGGGAGGAAGCCCTGAACGATCATGTCAGGAAAATCCTGGAGACGGATCCCGACCGGAAGATCCGCATCCTCCATGCGGTGTTCCCGCGGGAAGAGCGTGAGTACGGGCGCCTCGACGCGAAGAACAAGCCCTGGGCTTCCCTTTACGTCGACCTCGAGAGCCATGAGGTCATCAACGAATCGGGATTCGAAGAGAAGCCCTACGCCGTGACGCGCTGGAGGACGAACTCGGACGAGACTTATGGCCGCAGCCCCGCCCAGGACTGTCTCGCCGACGTGATGATGCTCCAGCAGGTGACGAGGACTCGCCTCAACCTGGCGCAGCTTGTCGGCGATCCGCCCTACAACGTGCCCGACTCCCTCCGCGGGCGCGAGCGTCTCGTGCCGCATGGCTACAACTACTACACGTCAGCGCAAGAGACCGTTTCCGCCGTGGCGGTTGGGGGAAATTACCCCATCACTGCCGATGTCGAGAACCGCATCGAGGACATCGTCAACAAGCATTTCCATGTCGACTTCTTCCTCATGCTCTCGCAGGCCGAGAAGCCCATGACGGCCCGGGAGATCGTGGAGCGGCAGGGCGAGAAGGCCGCCATCCTCGGTGCTTCGATCGGGCGCATCAACCAGGAGTTCCTCACGCCCGTGGTCGAGCGGACCTTCAAGATCATGATGCGGCAGGGCCGCCTTCCGCCGCCGCCTCAGGTCCTCGTCGATGAGGATGCCTCCTTCGAGATCGACTTCGTGGGGCCGCTCGCCCAGGCGCAGAAGAAATACCACCAGACTGCGGGGCTCCTCCAGTCGCTCGACCTCGTTGGGCCGATCGCCCAGCTCGATCCGACCGCCATGGACAACATCGATGCCGACGCCCTCATGCGCGAGGCGCTCGATGCCTTCCAGATGCCGCAGAAGGCTATCCGCGAGGAGCCCGAGGTCAAGAAGATTCGTGCTGCCAGGGCGCAGCAGCAGGCACAGGCACAGCAGCAACAGCTTGCCCTCCTGCAGCGGTCGGAAACCCTCAAGAACCTCGACAAGCTCAACAAGCAGAAGGTACCGGGCTCGTTCATCGACGAGCTCGACCAGCAGCTCCAGGGCGCCGGCGCCCCGGCGGGAGGCGCGGTATGAGGTTCTGGTGGCAGAAGGAGGATCCCGATCGGCAGCGCCTCGAGATCCAGCGGGCCTTCCGGAATGTCGCCGCCACCGAAGATGGCAAGGTCCTCTTCACGGTGCTCTTCGAGGATCTCAAGGTGTTCGACCTGGCCAAGACTCCCGACGAAAAGGCTCTTTCCGAGTATGGCAAGTTCCTCCTGTCCGAACGGATGGGAATCAATGATTCCTTCGCGATGATCGAGGCGCTGCTTTCGATTTCCCGCGGAGGCAAGGAGAACAGGCGATGAGCGAAACGACAGGCGGCCAGAATCCGGCAACGGGCAATTCCGGCGGAGCCCAGGCGGACGCGGGCAGGGGGCAGGGCTCCTTCCTCACCGGGTCGAACGGCGGCGAAGCTTCCAAGGGCCAGCTCGAGGGCGCGTCCAAGGAAGCGGATACCGCGAGCTCCGGCACCGCCTCGCAGGCGGAGACGCAGGCTTCCCAGAGCCAGGCGTCGGCGGACTCCGCACAGGGCGCGAAGTCCGGACAGGCTCAGCTTCCTCCGTGGGCGGCTCAGCTTCCGAAGGACCTTCAGACCGACGAGTCGACGACCAGGTTCGCCACGATAGGCGATCTCTGGAAGTCGTACCGCGAACTCGAGGGGAAAATCGGTAGCTCTATAGCGCTTCCCGGCAAGGATGCCAAGCCCGAAGATTGGGCCGCCTTCTGGGAGAAATGCGGAAGGCCCAAGAACCCCGGGGAGTACGCGCTCCAGAAGATCAAGGACCTGCCCCAGGGCCTCGAGTACGGCGACGACGCGGGATACCGCGCCAGGGCGCATGCGCTCGGGCTCACGAAGGAGCAGGCGGAAGGGATGTACGCCTTCATCAATGAGGACACCCTCGCCCGCTACAAGGATCTCGTGCAGGCGCAGCAGCGGAAAGCAGAGGAGACCGAGCTCTCCCTCCGGAAGGAGTGGGGCAAGGACTTCGAAGCGAAGTACGAATCCATGCGTCGCGCGGTGACCACCTTCGGCAACGAGGAGGTGCTCTCGCTCTTCGGCCAGACCGGCCTCACGAACGATCCGCGCATCGCGAGGATGTTCGCGAAGATCGGCGAGGCCCTCGGCGAGGGCGCTTTCGTCGAGGACGACGGATCCATCTCCGCATCTTCTGGCGAGCGTCGATTCTCCTACGGGAACAAGCAGTAAAGGAGAACGAGAATGCCTACCACGCTTTCATCCGCCGATAAGCTTACCGCCATAGAGCTCGCGAAGCGCTTCGGCAAGAACGACCAGATCCTCATTATCGAGGGGCTTTCGGTCCAGAACGAAATGCTTCTCGACGCCCCGGTCTTCGAGGCGACCGACGGCACCATCAATAAGACCACGGTGCGCCAGACCATGCCGTCGGGCAAGCGCCGCATCTACAACGAGGGCATCATGCCCTCGGCCTCGCAGACCGGCCAGATCGAGGACCGCATCTGCATGCTCGAGGATTACTCCGATGTCGACAAGGACCTCGCCGACCACTCGCCCGACAAGAACGCCTTCCTCGATTCCGAGGACAAGGCCTTCCTCATGGGCATGGGCAAGACGCAGGCCGACGCCCTCATCTACGACAGCCACTTCGTCGACTCGCGCCAGATCGACGGCCTCGCGATGCGGTACCCCGCCCTCGCCGATACCTACAACGTGTATGGCCTCAGCGGTACGGGCAACGCCCTCACCTCGGGCTACCTCATCCGCTGGGGTCGCGCGACCGCCCACCTCTTCTACCCGCGCGGCCACGAGTCCATCGGCGTGAAGCGCGAGTTCCGCGGCGTCACCGACATCATCAAGACCAACTCCGAAGGGAAGCTCGTGAAGATGCCCGGTTATTCGACCTTCTTCTCCGCGCACTTTGGCATGTCGGTCCGCGACAAGCGCGCGGTGAAGCGCCTCTGCAACATCCCCCAGACCGGCGTCGCGGGGGATGCGATCCTCACGGCCCTCATCAAGGCCCGCAACACCCTGCCCGCGGGCGACGGCAACACCGTCTTCTACTGCAACAGCTTCGTCAAGTCGCTCCTCGACATCTACGCCATGACGAAGTCGAACGGCTGCTACACGGCGGACGACCCCTGGGGCCGCCCCTGCACCATCTTCCAGGGGATCCGCATCAGGCAGATGGATTCCATCCTCAACACCGAGAGCGCGGTCGCGTAAGGAGCCCGAACATGACCGATGCAAGCCTTCAGTATTCCCAGAAACAGGCCGTCACGGCCACGGCGGTCTCCGATGCCGTCATCGACCATGGTGTCGACAAGATCGGCGACGTCAACCCCGTCTTCCTCGAGGTGGATGTCAACGCCGCCTTCGTAACCGCCAATGGCGGCACCCTCCAGGCGGTCCTCCAGGACTCCGCGGACGGTACCACCTTCCGCGATGTCATATCCTCGCGAGTCTTCGCGGCCGCTGACCTCTCGGCCGGTGCCCGTCTCTTCCGCGGATCGGTGCCGTACGGGATCAGGCGCTACACGCGCATGAACTACATCGTCGGTACGGGCGCTTTCACCGCCGGTACCGTGTCCGCCTTCCTCGAAGGCAGGGAGTAGACCATGGCCGAACAGCAGAACAGCGGACAGAAGGAGCTCCTTCCCGTGACCTACGTCTGCGCGACGAAGTGCTACTGGTCCGGCCGGCTCTGGGAGGTCGGCGACGAGTTCGTCGCTCCTCCCGGGACGAAGGTCCCGGAGCATTTCGAGCAGTCCCAGCGCTCGGATAAGTAAAAACCAGGCGGGCGGCGCCATGCCGCCCACCGCATCCTCTCGAGGGAAAGGGGTCTATCGTGGCGACGAAGATAGAGATCATCAACCGGGCTTTAGCCAGGCTGGGCGACCAGGCAATCGAGAGCCTCACCGAGAACTCGCGCAACGCGACGGCCGCTTTGGTCCACTACGAGCCCACTATCCTCGAGACGCTCCGCCTCGTGCCCTGGTCCTGCGCCATCAAGCGAGCCGCGCTCTCCGCCCCCGATCCCCTCCCGACGAACTACACCCAATACGCAGGCGCCTTCGCGTTGCCCTCGGCTCTGATCCTGGCCCTCGATCTCGTGAGCGAGGAGGAGTACCTCCTCGAGGGCCAGTACCTCTACACGGACGACCCTGCGCCCGTGCTTCGGCACATCTCCCGCATCGACGAGGCCGGGTGGGATCCTCTCCTCGCCGAGGTCGTCGAGCTCAGGCTCGCTTCCAAGCTGGCGCTCGAGCTCTCCAACAAGCCCGAGCTCGGGCAGGCCTTCTTGCAGGAAGCGACGCTCATGCTCGCAGATGCCCGAAGGCTCTCCCTCTTCGAGCACGCATCTCCCGCGAAGGGCAAGCCCTACTGGACGGAGACCTTCTGATGCGCCAGACCCCGATCATTACCGACTTTACCGCGGGCGAGCTCTCCCCGAAGCTCTCCGGGCGCTTCGACCTCGCCGCCTACGCCAAGGGATGTTCGAAACTCGAGAATTTCGTCCCATTCTCGCAGGGAGGGATCACCTACCGCCCGGGCACGAAGTACCTCGGCCGGACCCGCGGCGACAAGTCCGCGCGGCTCATTCCCTTCATCCTTTCTTCGGATGTGGTCTATCTCCTCGAGATCGTCCCTGGATTCCTCCGGATCTGGCAGAACGGAGTGCTCCTTGAAGGCGAGATCGGCGTTCCGTATGCAACGATCGGCGAGATACGGGAAATCCAGTTCGCCCAGATATACAACGTGCTGTACTTCGCCCACCGATCCTATCCCCCGAGGAAGCTGATCTGGAATGGCAGTGGCTCATTCTCCTTTTCATCGCTCGCGATCACATCCAACGCGGGCAAGCTTCCATTCCAGAACCCGACCGAATACCCTGGCTGCGTGGCCGCGTTCGGCGGTCGGCTACTCTTCGCGAGTTCTCTCGCCTTCCCGCAAAAAATCTGGGCTTCGAAGCCTTTCGAGTATGAGAACTTCACCTATTTCGAGACAATTGTTTCCACCTATCGGGGCCTCAAGGATCCGGCTACCTGGGCCGATCCCGTCAAGCCCGAATACGAAACCGTGACCAAGAGCCGTGATGTCACCGGCGCGGGCAACGCCTTCGAGCTCGAGCTCGCGAGCGATCAGAGCGACCGTATCGAGTGGATCGCGACCGGCCACAACCTCGTGGTCGGAACGGTTTCCGGCGAGTGGATCCTCCCGGCCAATCTTTCGGCGACTTCGATCGCGGCCCAGTTGCAGTCCCGGTATGGATCCGCGGGGATGCAGGCCCGCCTCGTCGGCGAGGCGATGGTCTTCCTTCAGGGATCAGGCACGAGGGTGCGCGAGTACTATTACTCCAATGAGGCCGGGGCCTATCAGTCGCCCGATCTCGTCTTCCTGGCCGACCATATTCTCTCCCATGGCGTCGTCGACTTCGACTACACCAACGTCCCCGATCCCACCTTGCTCTTCACGCTCGCCGACGGTTCGGTAGCGGCTCTCCTCTATAACCAGAGACAAGGAGCCATGGCCTGGTATCGCCTCGCCTTCCCTGGAGCCCTGGTGGAGTCGATCGCGGTCCTTCCCGCTCCGGGGACGGATGACATTTACCTCGAAGTCAATCGCTCCGGCGTCAGGAGCATCGAGCGCATGGAGCGCCTCTTCTCGGGCGTGTTCCTCGATTCCTTCGTTGAGGTCGTGGCGACCCTGGCGCCGAAAACGGTCACGGGCCTCGAGCGGTTCAATGGCCAGACCGTCACCCTCGATGGTGGGGTGGTCGTCGCATCCCTCCCGGTGGCCGAGGGCAAGCTTACGCTGCCCGCATCGATCGCCGAGGGCCTGACCGTCAGGATCGGACTGCCCTTCGTGGCCCAGATGCGTACCATGCGCCTCAACACGCAGATCGACACCGGGGTAGGGCAGGGGAAGCCCAAGCGCATCTCCGCCGTCACCCTGCGGCTCCTCGATTCGTATCCCTTCTCGGTCGGATATACGGACGCCCAGACGGATCTCGAAACGGCACGCATTGGATCGACACCCTTCTCGGGTGATGTCCGCGTGCCCTTCCGCGGTCGATGGGAGTCCGATGGATGGGTCTCGGTTGTCCACAGCGACCCGAGGCCGCTCACCATTCTCTGTCTTGTCCCGGAGGTGGACGCGTAATGGTAGGCCTTACGATAGCCGGATTGGTTCTCGGGCTCGGTGGGATGATTATTGGTGGTTTTGCAGCGAAGGATGTCGCCGAACAGAAATCCATAGATGAACAGCTAGATATCAAGAACAAGCAGGACATCCTTACGCAGCAGTATCAGAATCAACAGTCTGTCTCCGAAGCTGAGCTCGCGTATGAAAAGGAGCAGATTGAACAGCAAAAGAAAGAGGCCGAACAGCAGGCCGGGAAAATAGAATCAGAGGCGCGTTTTTCGTATGGCCAGGGTATGGAGAACACCTTCTCGTCCCAGGGCCAGCAGGAAGCCTCCTTTCTCAAGGCGAAGGCGGATTCCGCGCGGGGGCTCTCCGCGCAGACCGCGGCCGCGGGGCTGTCCGGGGTGAAGAACTCAGGCACGACCGCGCTTCTCCAATCGGAGGCGAGTGCCGACGCGGCGGACGATCTTGCGGCCTCGAGGGCATCGCTCGACGCTTCCCGTACGGCGAGCATCAAACAGACGCAGTTCGCCTACGACGACGCGTTGACCACGGCAGCGAATATCCGCGCCAACATCAAGGATGGTGCGTCGTATCTGGCCGTCTACAATGCGAAGCAGAAGGCGAATGCCAGTCTCTATAACTTGCAGAGTTCACAGCTTTCCGACGCCTATACGCGAGCTGGCTGGAATGATACCAAAGCATTCGCCTCTTTCCTTGGTGGCGCGGCTGGAGGCCTTTCAACCGGGTATAGCGCATTCAAGTTAGGTACCGATGCCGGTTGGTGGAAGTGAGGAATGGCATGACTATCGGTGAACTCGGATACGCCCTTGGCTCTGGCCTCAAGCTCGTTGATTCGGCCTCGCAGTTCGGAGATGCCTTCATCCGAGACCAGGCGAAGGTTCAGCTCGATTCCGCGGAGATCTCGATATCCTCGGCTCTCCAGAAGGCCACCGACGAGGCTATGAACCTTCCCAATTGGGAGGACGCCGAGACCTACTTCAACGACCGGAAGAAGGAGATCCTCGCCAATTCCCTCGGCGGGCTCAAGCTCAACGGATACGCCCAGCGTGAGGCCGAAAGCCTTTTCGAACGATCCTGGGCCAACCAGGCGCAGTATGTGGCCGGGCAGGTCGAGAAGAAGAAGGACAGCTCCATCGTGAGCCAGGCTGAACAGAACGCCGTAGCCTGCAAGGATCTTGCCGGCGTGTCGCCCACGGCGCGCGCTCAGCTTGCCTTGGAAAAACTGGATGTCGCCCGCGGCCGGATGGACCCCGCCCAGTACGATAAAACCGCTCGCTCCCTGATGTCGTCGATCTATGAGGACGACTGGAAGACCCAGACCTATGCCGCGCTCGGGAGCGACGGCTCGGGCCTCGCCGAGGCAGAGAAGCTTGTATCCTCGATGGTCCCCGATTCCATCGATCAGGGCGGTATCACACTCGTCTACGGGAAGGGCGCCCGGGATGCCCTGGTCGAGGGCCTCCGCAGGGAGGCGACCTATCGTAGCGCCGCGGCGAAGACCGCATGGGATGCGAAGCAGGATAAGTACAACAATGAGCTGTCTGCTCAGTTTTACAGCTTGACCTCGGGGAAGGGGAATATAGCAGGGCTCAGGGATCTCGATGACGCGATCGTTGCTCGCCTAAAGTCTGGAGACCTCGGTGACAAAGTCGGTGGATCCTGGCTGGATAAAATACGATCATGCGTGAAAGCGATAGATGGGAGTGGAAATGGTGCTAGTTATAACCAAATAAAAACAATGACGAAGGATGAGATATTTGCCTATGTCCTGAGCCAGGGCGATGATGTGCCAGATGCTCGAATTGCTGCATATTTAGCGCCAGGGCTTGCCGAGCCAAAAATAGCTGAAGCGATTGTCGACGCTCAGGATTTGCGTGCGAGGATTCGTGCCGGGAAGCTCTCGAAGGATCAGGATTATCAAGCCGTCCTTCCCCGGCTCGCATCGATCAAGGACAAGGGTAAAGCAACAGAGGCCCAGATTACGTTCGCCAATCGTGCGCTTGAGATCAAGGCTTATGTCGCCCAGGGGAAGATTAGTGCAACCGAGGGCCGCGCGCAGATGGAGACGGCGGCCAACAACATCGTCAAGGCCAATTATCAGTCAATGCTTGCTGATCCACACCAGTTCTGGCGAGAAGGAGGGACTCGCGATTGGGGTTCCGAGGAGAATTTCGAGAACTATGTAGGTGGCGATGCCGGCAAGAATCTCGACCTCGCCCGTGCCCGCCTCGAGAGCGAATTCCGCAATACCTATGGCCTCAATGAAGGCGACTACACGACGGATATCAACGCGAAGACCGGCGAGATTCGCTTCACCCGGACGGATCGCGGCCATGTCATCCAATACCGCGCGGACGAGGACGAAAAAGGCAACGACATCTTCGTCGCGACGACGGAACAAGGCGGCAAGGCCAGTACCGTCTCGACTCCCGCGACGGCGACGCCTCTCGCTGCGCGTACGATATCCGGACTCAAGCCTACGGATTCCCAGGGAGGCAAGGACAACAAGGCTTCCTGGAGCCATGGAATCGCGAACTACCTCAAGACCGATCCGGCGGCACCCAAGTCCTGGAAGGACCTCTTCTCCAAGGGGCATGAGGGCGCCGATCCCGTTACCCTCTGGCGCGCGGCGGCCGAGGCCGGCCTGGATGGCTTGCCGGATCCCAGCAAATCGAGCGCGATACCGGAGCAGACCCGCAAGGAGCTTGTTCCCTTATACCAGGCCTACCTCTCGCGTAGGGGAAAGAAGTAACTATGTCCGACCTCTCCCTTGATGCCCAGGTCCACTCCCTCATCGACTCGTCCCCTTCGGCGCGCGAGCTCGGCGATACCGTAAACACCCTGATCTATGGTAAGCCCCAGACCGACACCGAGCGCTGGATGGACGAGCAGATCGCTTCAGGCTGGCTGCCCGAGGCTGCCCGGCAGGACGAGGCCTACCGCAACTACATCGACGCCTCCGACAATCCCCTCGAGGCCGTCGCCCGCCTCAACGGGGCGAAGTTCTTCGCGGATTCCATGGGCACGGACTTCCAGACCGCGCTCCGGGACTACGATGCCATCGCCGAGGCTTGGTACGGCGCGAACCAGTCCCCCATCTCGAATTGGGAGGCCATCAAGTTTTCCTTCCAGAGCGGCATGCAGTCGATGGAGCTCGGGAACCTCTGGGCGAAGAAGCGGGATGGTGGCCTTTCTCCCGAGGAAGAGGATCGCCTTGCAGACCTCGAGGATTCCATGCCACCCGCCGACCAGATAAAGCGCAGCCTCCCCGTGGAGACCCTCAAGCTCGCCGCCTCCTCGATTCCGTATTCCGTGAGCGGCGCCGTCGGGTCCGGGATCGGCGGAGCCGTGGCGCAGGGCCTTGCCTCCCTCGTGTTCCCCGAGGGGGCCCTCGCCATTGCTACCATCGCGGCGATCGGCCGGACGGCGGGATCCATGGCCGCCAATCTCGGATCGATGAGCGGGCTCGAGTACCGCGACATGATCAAGGCTGGTGTGAACCAGAACGTCGCCAAGGTCTCTTCTTTGATCTCAGGCGGGCTCCAGTCCGCGATCGAGTCCGACCAGATCATGGGCCTGTTGCCCACGGAAGGCGCTAAGAAGTCCCTCGCGGGAGCCGTGAAGAAGGTTGTCGGGGAGGGACTCCTCAAGGGGAAGTGGCGCAATCCCATCATCACAGCGGCTCTCCGGCAGGGCAGCCGAATGGCTTCCGAGGGCTTCGAGGAGGCCCTCCAGCAGGTCGTCTCTGAATCGGCCTTCGAGATCGCCCGGCAGGCCTCGAACAGCGAGGGAGGGAAGCAAGTCGATCCCCATACCTGGGATGAGGTGGGGAAGGCCATCGTCGACAACTTCGTGGGCGGAGCGCTCGCGTCCCTCCCGCTCGGCGCCCTCGGCGAGCCCTGGGCCGTCGCCCAGGACGTGAGCGAGTACGCGACCTGGAAGAAGGCGAAGGCCGCCGAGAAGGAGGCCAAGGCCCAGGTGGAAAAGGGAGAAACGCCCGCGAGTTCGGCGGCGGACTCGCTTCCCGCGGGAGCGACCGCGCCGGACAAGGCCTGGCGCGACAAGGAGAGCGGCCGCATCTATGCCGAGTTCGCCGAGACCGGCGAGCACCTCAACGACGATGGCGAGGCCGTGATCGAATCGCGCCTCAAGATCGGCGACCCCGACGCGAAGACGACATACGCTTTCATCGACCACCACCTCGAGACCGATGCCGCGGGAACCCAGACCGTGGTCGTGGACCACGTGGATTTCAACCGACCCGAGGCCGCCGCATCGACCGCCGCCACGGAGGGGAAGAAGTCCTATTTCGACGAGGCCGGCGAAGGAAGCCAGCCTATGGCCGAGGACCTCCCCGCCGCGATGCGGCCGATCTTCAAGGACGCCTTCACCGAGCTCGCGGCCCACTATCCCGGGGCGAAGGTCGAATGGCAGGCCGTAACGCCCGAGGAGCTCGCCCTCAAGGATGAGATCGAGCGGGAGAGCCCGACGAAGAATCTTCAGTGGTTCTATCCTGACCGTCCCGCCGCGGAGCAGCTTTCGAGGACCGAGCTCCGGCGTCAGATCATCGCGACCTTCAGGGACGACCGAAGCATCGCCGACGAGGCCGACGGGATCCTCGCGATCGCCGACCGCCTCGCGGCGAAGAAGGGTGTCTCAACTGACTCCATGCTCGCCTCCGTGTTCGAGGGGCAGGCCATATCCCGCTCAGGCGTTCCCGCTCTCAACAAGTCCGGCACCTCAGATGCGGGCGTCTTCTTCCGCGATGCCCAGGGCGCCGCGGCGAAGGATGTCTTCGCCCTCTCCCGCGAGGATCTCGGCAAGTTCAAGGCCGTCGTGAAGCTCGCCGAGTCGGCCGACTTCACGGCCTTTTCGCACGAGTTCTTCCATGCTATGGAACGGCTCTGGTTCGATCAGGACGAAGTGAAGGCTTTCGAGCAGTCCCTCGGCAAGAGGCGCGCGAGCTGGGGCCGGTCAGATCTCGAGTACCTCGCCGACCAGTGGGAGCACTATCTCTCGACCGGCGACGCTCCCGCTGAGGAGCTGAAGCCCATCTTCTCCCGGCTTGCCGCGGCCCTCAAGTCGTTCGTGCAGGAATTCGTCGGCCTCAAGCGGCGGTACGGATCGCGATATGAGCTCTCTCCCGAGCTCAAGGCCGCCTACGATAACCTCCTCGCGGATCCGGCAAGCGGGCTTTCCCTCGCGGAAGGAGAACCCTCCAAGGAAGGGCAAGGCGAGGAGGGAAAGACCGAGAACGGGAAAAGTAACGCGACGCACGGAGAGGACGCAAAGGCGGTACGGCCTGCGCCTCATGAAGCCCTCGAGGTGGATGCCGGTCTCTATCATACCCGCGAGGACGAGGAGTTCGCATCGAAGATCGACGACTACCAGCATGGAGCTCTTCCGAGTCATGAGGTCGTCAATGTCTCCATGCCGCGGGGCGTGCTCGCGAGCTTCCTCCCGCAAAGGGAACTTGTCATCAGGCAGGCTACCTTGCGGAAGGCGGTGGAGAAACACTCGATCGACCTTGCTGAACTCCGGACGCTGCCCTCGAATCTCGAGCACCCGATTTTCATCCTGAGCGGCAATCGGCCCGGGACGCTTACCGTGCTGACGGAAGCGCATGACCAGGAAGGGCGGAATGTCCTCGCTGCGATCGAGATCGGAAGGACGTTGACTCCCCAGCCCGAAACCAGGATCGAGGTTTCCAAAATCGCGTCCTTACATGGGAAGGATGCCGAAAAGCTTCTCTATTGGATCGAGGGTGGAAGGCTGTTATGGGCGGATAAAGAGAAAGGCCCTGGATGGGTTGCCACACTGCCTCGGTCCAATTCCGAGCGTGTTGGCCCCATGCAGGACCTCTACAAGAAAATTTACGCCGAGATCGAGGCGAAGTCAAGCGACTCGCCGGCCCTCCTCCATTCCCGCCCCGATCTCGCCCGCGAGGCGGCGGACTTCGATTCTCCCGAGGAGTATCGGGACTATGTCGAGTCGCTTTTCGCCGATGCGGACGACGACCGCGCGACGCAGGATCTCTCAGAGGAAGAGAAGGCGGCTTTCTATCGGGAGCTCTGGGAGGAGGGGAGGGCGGCTGCCGAGCGCGAGGCCCAGGAGATCGACGCTGTCGCGCAGGGGGATCCCAACGAAGCCTTCATCGAGCGGATGGCTGCCCCTGGCGGCGTCGAGGGCTTTCTCGAGAGCCTGTGGGGGGCGGGGACCTATCTCGCCCAGGGTGAACACTCGGGCTTCGTCGACGAGTCTGAGATCCTCGAGGCTGAGCGCCTTGATGATGTCGCCCGGCGAGCGGAAAAGGAGATGCACCCCACCATCAAGTCCGCCATGATCTCCGTGGGGAAGAACGGCCGCGCCCTCTCCGAGTCCCGCCGTGAGGCCATCCTCTCGCTTATGCGCCATGGTGCCCTCGATTACCGGCTCATCGATGCCGAGCTTCGCGGAGACGATGGTGCTGTCGCCGAGATCAAGGAGAAGCTCAACGATCGCGTCCAGAGGTTCGGCTCCCTCCCTGACCCTGACGGTGTCAAGAAAGAGGGCCTCACCATAGCTGGCCGGGCGAGGCTTGAGCGAGCCTTCGAGGACGAGGAGATAAAGCGGAAGATCAGGACGGGGGATTTCACCGACGCGGAGATCAAGCAGCTTGTCTCGGACCTTGATGCCGAAAAGGGCGCTGCGGTGAAGGAACGCGATACGCTCCGCTCCGAGCTTAAGGACCTCGAGGGAAAGCTCGACGATCGCGAGAATGACTGGATCGATTCGAACAAGCAGCTCATGGCCGCCCGGAAGGAAATAGAACGGGCCGATACGAAGATTCAGCGGCTTGCGAAACGGGCCGGCTATGATCCATCGGAACTCAAGACAGCCCTCGCGGAACGCGAGACCCTCGCCGGCCGGCTCGATGTCCTCGAGAAGGCGTTCAATCGGAAGACCCGAGCCCTCAGGGACCAGGACAAGGTGAATGCCATTGCCGCCCGACAGGCCGCTGTTGAGAAGGCTGTGGCCCATGTCCAGGCGATCGCGCAGCGCAAAAAAGCCGCCATCGAACTCCGCGAGGAGAAGATCAGGCTTTCCTCGGACATCATGGCCGAGCGGTCGCTGAAGCGGGTGAACCATGAGGAGTGGACGGCTATCAGGGCGATCCAGGGCCTCATCGACCCGAACTTCCGACGCGCTACCCTGAAGTGGCGCGGGGAGATTATAGACCTTGCGAAGCTCCGGGAAGATCCCGATCGACTCAACGATCTCGGCCTCGAGGCGGCTCTCGCGCGGCGCCTTGCGAAGAAGCCGCTCAACGAGTGGACCATCGCGGAGCTCGAAGGTCTCAAGAAGCAGGTCGACGGGCTCGAGACCCTCGGGCAGGCGAAGCTGGCTGCGAAAAAGGCCGAGGACAAGGCAAAGGCAACCATGATCGGCAACGGCATTCTCGCGACGGTCGAGCATGACCATAACTATGAGGATGCCCATTCCTACAGCTCCGCCGAGCTCGCAGATCAGCTCAAGAAGAAGGACCGGAAGAACTTCGCCCTCCTCACCGCCTTCGACATGGATCGAGTCGCAACATACTTCGATGGCGGTAATCCCGGCCGCTTCCACGAAATCCTTGTCGATCGTGTTCGTGCTGCCCAGAATCGCGAGCAGGTAGAGAAGGAGCGCCGTGAGAAGGCGATCGTCGATGTTCTCACCAGGCACAAGATGGATCTTGGCGATCTCAAGCGCAAGGACATCGCCATCGACCTCGGGCGCCTGGATCCAGATTCCGGGGAAAGCCGTGTCGAACATTACTCGAAAGAGGATCTCATGTTCGCGATGCTCGCCCTCAGGGACTATGGCGGTGCGAAGCCCGACGCTTGGCTCGGATCGCGCGGCGCGTACATCTTCGGGAACTTCTTCAACGCTGATCTGCTGCTTCGCAAGAATGACTCTGGCGAGTATGTCCTCGGCGACGAGGCCCTCAAGAACCTTGGCTCCAGGGTAGAAGCGGCGGTCCTGAAGGCTATCCGCGAGAATCTCAAAGCCCCCGAGCTCGAGCTTGCCGAAGCCATGGAGGCTGACTGGAATACCGAATTCGACCGCCTCAGGCAAGCGATGATCGACAACTACAATCAGGAGCTCGCCCAGGTTCGCCATTATGTTCCCTTGCGCCGGCAGGGGGCCGACTTCTCATCTCTCGAGGCCGAGATGCTCGAGAACCAGAAGACGCTCGCCGGCCTCACGACGAACCCAGACAAGGGCATGACCATTGAGCGCACGAAGATCGGCGCCCGTCATCAGCTTCCCGTAAGGACCGATCTTCTCAACCTGTACTTCGATTCGGTCAGGAAGCAGGAGCACCTCATCGCCTTCGCCGACTACTTCAAGACGGCGAATCGCGTGTTCAAGCAGGGTGACATCGCTCGCGAGCTCCGGCAGAAGATACGCCTCACCTGGGGCGACGGGGCACTCAAGTACATTGGCAACTACCTTTCAGAGCTCGCCAATCCCTCGGACTTCAAGAGCCTCTCGAACGCCGAGAAGGCCTTCCGCTTCCTTCGAGGGAACCAGGGCGTGGCCTACCTCGGCCTTCGCCTTGGGTCGGTGTGTAAACAGGTTCTCACCTCGCCCATCCCTTTCATCACATACTCCAATCCGGTTTTCTTCGCGAAGGCTTCCTATGAGGCTATGTCCGATCCGCTCAACTTCCAGAAGCGAATCGAGTCTATGAGTCCTTACCTGCGGAGTCGACAGGCGTCGCCTGTCCTCGAGGCGCTCCGATCGGGCGGCGATCCCAAGGCGATCGAGGAGATCAAGAAAGCCCAGGCTCTCATGATGAAACCACTCGAGTGGGCTGACCGCTCGACGGTCGCTATTGGTTGGTATGCGGTCTATATGAAAAGCAAGGCCGATGGCTTGTCGGAGGAGGCCGCTCGCGCGTTCGCCGACGACGTGACTCACAAAACCCAGCCTTCGGTGAACTCGGCCGACCTCGCTCCGCTTTTCAAGGAGGGCGGCGAATTCGCCAAGGTCTTCACCCAGTTCCAGATGCCCATGAACCGCATCTTTCAACAGGTGTTCTTCGATCTCCCGAATGCGGTCAAGAACAAGGAATATGCCCGTGCCGTAGGAATTATCTGCTCATATGCCCTTTCGGGCCTTGCGCTCATGCTCGTGGCCGGTCCTCGAGGCGATGACGATGACAAGAAGCGCCGGGATTGGATCTTCTCGGCCTTTTCGCAGTTCACTGATTCGGTGCCGTTCATCGGTGGGCTCGCGACCGATCTCACGAGGACGGCGCTCACCGGAGACCGGGAACAGCAGTTTTCGACATCCCTTCTCCCCGCCGCCGAGAAAAGCCTCGGCGGAACCACGGTCATGCTTGACGCATTGTGGGATCAGAACACCGAGAAGCTGGGCAAAGGAATGCTCACTGCGCTCGAGGGGGCGGGTATTGGTGTCGGGCTCCCGACGCAGACGATCAAGGACCTCACTCATATTCCTGATGCCGGGCTCGGGGCCCTCTTGGGGAGGCGGAGCAAATGAGCGCAACGACGCTGCAGGACTATGCAGATCAAGAGCTTGTAGTTCGTCGGGTTACCTCGCTTGAAGGATCCGATGGAACGGCTGAACTGGAAAACAAGACCAAGCTGGATGTCGCCCTGGGGATCGCGACATCCGTCTCTGCCTCATATCAGGGCCTTATTCTCGCGATCATCTCCGATGGCGTCGTCTCGATAGCCGAGAAGCCCCAGCTTTTGCAGAAGTGGAATGAGATAGTCGCGGAGTATCCAATCGTCCGGAAACGGGCCATCGACATCGGAATCAAGACCGACGATGCGGACATATTCGCATATGCAAAGGCCTATTCCGATCTCGATACCTATCTCCATGCCTCCCCGGGAGTCCTCTCCAAGATGGGAGAGAACACAACGATCAATCCGGCCGCCTACCAGGCGGTGTGGAATGGCTACTTCTCGGCGAGGGAGACGCTGCTTTCCCGAATCAACTCGCTGGACAACGTTCTTCATCCCCATGTGGCCCTGCCTGTTCCTGGTGCGATAAGCGCCCTTTCTGTCAGGGCGTACAAGGATCGCCTGATCATCAGCTTTCTTCCACCGGCAGAAACCGGGAACATTGCGGAAAAGGCCGTTTCCTATTGGGTCGAAAGATCAAAAGATGGAGGGAATAACTGGGAAAGGGTCATCACCCAAACCAATTACTGCGAGTGGGTGTTTAATCGTACATCGGATGGATACCCAACGTCGGCGGAGCTTGGAACGTACCGGGTCAGGGTCGCTGCAGTATCTGTGTATGGGACGGCATCGCAGTATGTCGTTTCCGATGCGCCAGATGCCACCCAATATGGCGTTTTCACGCCCATCGCCCCGAGCCTCTCCGCATCCGTTGCCAAGCGTACAGCCACGCTCCAGATCGGGACTCAGGCAAATCTTAACAATGCCGATGGATGGGACGTCCAGATATCCCGTAACGGGACGAACTGGTGGAAGCCAAATCTCTTCGCCACGAGCGATGCGAGCTCCTGGTATGATGGAGCGGAGAACGCATTCCTCACTCTTCACGATGTCTACCTGACCATCGGATACCTCACTATTCCACTCTCGGCCGGCCTTCCAGCTTCAGCGCAGGACTACTACTTCCGCGTGAGGGCGCGATGCTCGAGCCCCGTCTCCGTGAGCGACTGGACGACCTCGGGGAAGCTCACCGCAACGCCGACGCTCTATGCCGATATTGCGGCTGCACAGATCGCTGAAGCAAACCTCGCTGCCGGATCGGTGAGCCTCTCCAAGTTTGCGTCCAGCTTGCGTCCGGTTAGGATTGTGGACGTGCTCCCTGCCAATCCCTATACGGGCTATGTCGTCGGCGACTGCGTGACGCTTACAACCGACGGGAAACTCTACAGGATGACGAACACGGCGAGCGCGGGGACGACAGGGTGGACCTCGGCCATCGCCACCACCGATCTCGTCGGCGACAAGGGCATCAGCACCGCCCTCCTTGCCGACCTCGCGATTACCCAGGCCAAGATCGCCGATGGGGCGGTAGCGCTCGCGAAGATTGCTTCGGGTGCCGTTGACATGACGAAGTTCGCTTCGGGAATTCGTCCTCCCCGGGTTGTCTCGGCTCTTCCTGCTTCCCCGTTCACCGGCTATTCCGCTGGCGATACTGTGGTCCTCACTACCGACAACAAACTGTATCGCTTCACGGGGGCGGCATTCACCTCAGTTGTTGCCACAAGCGACCTCGCTGGGAACGGGGGGATTGGTACGGGCCTCCTCGCCGACCTCTCCATCACCCAGGCCAAGGTTGCCGACGCAGCGATCGCGACCGCAAAACTTGCCGATGATGCGGTCACGACCGCAAAAATTGCAGCATTCGCTGTCACCGCAGGGGAAATTGCTGCCGGGGCGGTCACAACAGAAAAACTCTACGCTGGGGCGGTTACTACTGATCGCCTCGCCGCGAATGCTGTCACGGCCGCGAAGATCGCCGCAAACACAATCACGGCTGCCCAGATCGCAGCCGATACCATCACCACCGCCTGCATCGCTGCCGGAGCAATCACGGCTGACGAGCTTGCTTCGAGCGCCGTTACTACGGACAAGCTCGCGGCTCTCGCCGTCACCGCCGCCACAATTGCTGCTGGGGCGATTACGACAGAGAAGCTCTACGCGGGAGCTGTCACCACCACCTGTCTCGCGGCCGGCGCGGTTACCACAGAGAAACTTTATGCAGGAGCGGTCACGACTACCTGCCTTGCCGCTGGGGCTGTCACCGCTGCGAAGATTGCGGCCGACACGATCACATCCGGCTGTATTGCTACGGGGGCCATTACGGCCGACGAGCTCGCGGTCGGCGCGGTAACAGCGGCAAAGCTCCTCATCAAGGCAACCGGGAAGCAGATCAATCTTGATCCCAACATGGAAGATGTATCCGCATGGACGGTCGATAGTGGAGCATTCGTAATAACCTTGGATACAACAGCACCGTGCGGGAATAACGTGCTCGGCCCATCTAGCTATGCCTGCCAAGTAATGGACGCGAACTATTATCCTATCGACACGTCGAAACGATATCGAGTCCGTTTCTGGGCGAAGAAAACAAGTGATGCAAATGGCACTCTCTATGCCGATCTCCGCCAGTACAGTGCAGCAGGATCAATGTGTGCGACTAATGGTGGGCGGTCACCGTATGGCATTTCAGCAGCCGCGATCACGACGAGCTGGGTTGAATACAGTTACGAATGGCTTCCTGCACATGCCCAAAGCGGAGTCAGGTTTGTGCGCCTTGATTTTCTTCTCAACTACAGTGGCACTGCTGGGAAGATGTACATTCAGGGTGTTCGCTTCGAAGAGGAGATCCCAACAGTCCTAATTGCAGATGGTGCAATAACGACAGCAAAACTCACGGCATTATGCGTTACAGCAGCGAATATTGGAGTCTCCAATCTCGATGTCGACTCTTCTGCAAACGTGCTCAACCTGAACGCAAGTCTCATTTATTCGGGCGCTACAGCAGTCAGCACATCGACCGCACTCGGGTCACTTGCTTGCCCTAGCGTTGGAAGTTACTCGGGCAAATATGCTCTTAATTACTTTAACCTTACCACGGGTTGCTTCCGAATCGGAACAGCAGACAAGTATATATTCTTCAATGGTACAGACATCCTTTTCCAGTCGGTTAATGTCCGCCTTTCGACATCAGCCCTGGAATCATATTGGGACAACACCGCACGATTCCAGCACGGCTATACAGTATCGAGTACAACGCATCATGGCCTCCAGTGGGATCGCTGGAATGGCTCAGCGAGTTATGGCGAGCGCATCGCCATAGTCGGCTACCTCGACACTAACCTCTCAGCGAGTACTGGAAACGCTGACCTCCTCAAGATCAGGATGGAAGGTAATGATATCATCGGAGTGACTGCGGGAGCCGCGCTTAATGTTAAAGGAACATTCGCAATCTCCAGTGCTGGCACGGTTGCTACCCTTACGAAATCGCTTACGCTGAGTGCCACTGGTTCTGGAGTAGGTTATATCGGTGTTGATAGCGACCCTGACACCGTTCAATTATCCAATGGTTCCGTGCAGGTTAATGGGACACTTACGATAGTTGGGTCTGAATCGAATGCAATAACGTCGGTGCGAAATGATGCTGGCGCAATAACAACAAACACACCGTCAGCTTTGGCGGCAATAAGACACGCATTAGTATTTAATTGGTATGATACTCAATGGCAGGTAGGGAATATCAGAGGTGCAGGCTCTGACACTCAAGGATTCGGAATAACTTTCGGGAACGCTAATCTCCGTTGGCGCGTAACGAATGGTACGACATATGACTACAATTCGCTGATACTTAGCGGCGGTCTTTCTGTCGGTACGAATAATTCGGTAAACGCTGCAATTGAACTTGGCTCGGGCGGAACAGCAACTACTCCATACCTTGATTTCCATTCATCTGGAACAGGGAATGATTACGATGCAAGGATATTGGCGTCTGGGGGATCGTCGGCAGTAGGTCAGGGAGCACTAACTATATATGCAAAGGGCGGGGCTGAGTTCACCGGGGCGGTTCAAGTTGATGGGACGCTAGCTTGCTCGCATAACATCTATGTATCGGAATGGGTAGTCGCTAATTATGGTTTATTCCCTGGCTGCAATGGAGTACAGCAGACATCCGTCGCTTTACTGGGGACTTCATCTGGACTGACTGTAGATGGAAGCCTTGCAGTCAAGGGAGAGTTCACTTCAAACGGAAGGATGAATGCGCGTTGTGGTATGCATACGAACCTTATCAATACAGGAAGCGCACTCACGCAAAATGATTTGTATCAAATGCTTTCTGGTTATGTGCCAACCATTGGGCAAGATTATGGAATTGCCGCAAGTGGTGGAGCTAATGGGTGGTATGTTCAGTACATTTATAGAACTACAAGTACTCAAATAATACTACTAATTTACAATTTAGTTAATTATACCCTTGATGGAATTACTTGTTCGGCAGGTAATAGCTCTCTGGTTTTTAACAGCGGACTGAGATTGTGTTTTTAATAGGAGGACGATATGGCAATGAGTACGGCGAATCAGGATGCGCTTAGAAACGCAATCACGGCGGCGAAATTCCACGTGAGTTCAATGGAGGATACTGCCATCGGAATCACTGTTGATGGGATGCCGAAGAACGTGCAGGCAGTACGCCTCACGGTTTATCTCGAGTCGGACAACGTGGCAGTCGCCACGAGCCAAGCTACTAACTAGGAAGGAGTAGGAGATGAAGTTCAACTGTATCGACAAGAACATCAACGATCTCAATGATCAGCCTCTTCGCCTCATGTCAGAAATGCTTTCCGAGATTCTCGTCTACGCCGATGGGCGGCGTGAGGTTCAGAAGCTCTACGCACTCGGCACCGGCATACGGAAAGGCGAGATCGATGTCGACGAGGCCGACATGAAGCTCATCAAGGAAGTCGTCGAAAACTTCACGAACCAGGGGAACCCTATAGCCTCATCGCCTCTCGTGAAGGCCCAGATTCTCAACGAGATCGAGGCCCAGCAGCTCGCCGCCCGCGCTGGCGAGAACAAGAGCGAGAAGAAGAGGTAGAGCCAATGTCCGAGGCTGTCGATCCCTGGGCCAGAGAGCAGATAGGCAAGATCTGGAGCGCACATCGCGAGCTCGCCGCCGATTACTGGGGGCCGAACCGGGACAACGGCCGGCGCTCCGAGATCGCCGACAACACGCGACGAATCCAGGTGGTAGAGGGCGAGCAGACCGCCCTCCGCGGGGATCTCCGGCACTACCTCGATGCGGAGAGGGAAGAGACATGCCTCGGACTCAAGGCACTGGCCGAACACGAACAGCACCACGAAGCAGATGCAAAGGAGGAGACGGATGTGGAAGTAGCGAAAATCCAGGCAGGCGGGCAGATCGTGGCCGCGAAGGAACAGGCCCGCGGGGCCGCATGGCGCGAGTGGATCGTCCTGGCGGGCGTTGTCCTCATGGCCCTGAAGGACTACCTCGGGCCGATTCTTTTCGGAGTAGGAAAATGATCCAGGGAATACAGACCTTTTTCGAGGAGGCCGGGAAGGCGGCCTGTTATGCACTTTCCATCGTCAACATTGCCGAGGAGGTCCTCGGGCGTCAGGTAGATGCTTGCACCGCCCTCCTCGAGGGCGTAGCCAAAGGCTTTATTCGCTATGCCCCCTTCGAGGATCCCGACAACTTCTTCGTAGACCGACCGGCCGAGTTCCTCGAGTACCTCACCGGCCAGAAATGGACCGTTCGGAAGGAGGCAGCGGGCTACCGGCCCGCCCAGGGCGAGTACGTCGTCATGCGCTATGAGCGGCAGGCCACGGGCATGACTATCGGACATTTCAGGCGTCCGGGGTGGGACAGCCTCGTGACATCAAAATGCGTCCGCGAGGGGAAGCTAGTCTCCCTCCGCGTGTTCGCCAAGGCATGAAAGGAGAGAAGGGGATGGAATTCGTTCAGTGGGTAACCTGGCTCGCCGGGGCTGTAGCGGTCGTCGGCGTCCTCCAGTGGATAAAGGGCCTTGCTCCGAAGGCCCCCTCTTGGGCCTGGAGCGTGGCAATGGTGGCGCTGTCGATCGCGGCGGCCTTCGCCGCGGGAGGCCCGCGGCCGTGGTTCGACGCTCTCGGCATCGCCGCGATCAGCCAGCTTGGATACGAGCTCATTATCCAGGTTGTGCGGAAGAAGATCGCCGGAGTCACGGCGGGCTCGAATGAAGGTTAAGCAGTTCTTCGCGGGGCTCCTCGCGGGCCTCGCGGCGGCCGGCGCCGCGATCGTGGCCGTGCTCGCCGCCCTGAACCGGGACGCCCGGGACAGATACCAGATCACCGAGGAGGTCCACAATGAGATCGAGCAACGCGCCCAGGCCGCGGCGGACGAGAAGAAAGCCGAGGTCATGGCTGCCAGTCCTCATGATGTTGTTGCTAGCCTGCCCACTGACGCTCAGGGCGCAATCGACAGCATCGAGCGCACAGCAGTCAACTCTGCCCTCGCTCGAGCACGGGAGCTCTCCCGTGCTCATGCTGACGGAGGCGGAGCTCGAGAGCCTGGTCAGCCAGGCAGTGCATGAGGCCGTCGAGAAAGCGGTCCAGGTGGCGGTGGCAGAGGAGCGGGCGAACACACAACAGACGCTGGTTGAGCGGGACGGGTATCGTGACCTGGCAGCCTCGGCGAACGAGGCCGCGAAACAGGCACAGTCCGCAGTATCGTTCTGGCGGCCTTGCGCGGTCGGTGCCGCGGTGGTCGCGGTCATCGCCATAGGTTTGAATTTTATCCCGCGATAGGTTTGCCGATAATAGGGGCGAGAGCTTTACCGAAAGCGAAGGCCCGCGGGGTTGGTTGCCCGCGGGCCTTTCCTTTTTCATGCTTCGGATTATTCTGTCATTGACTGTGTCACTGCTTGTTGGTGGGACACCAATTTGTCTATTTGTTTCGTAGCATTTGACATTAGGTGTCAGCCTTTGTTAGCATATGGTCAATATTTGGCTCTAGAAATTATGGAATCGCCCCTGTTAACCACTGGGTCCCTGGTTCGAACCCGGGCGGGGGAGCAAGTTAAGTTCTTACTAGATAAGGTGATAGGCCCTGGCGATGTCCAGGGCCTTTTGCTTTTTTCAGGCCCACTGGTCGCAAACTGGTCGCAGATGTGGGGGGACAACATGGGAGTCAAGAAGAAGTATCCGGAACCGTATCGCCGGTCGGACAGCAAGATCTACTACTTCATCTATCTCGGGAAGGATGGCAGGCGCCGCAAGGTGAGCACCGGACTCACGGCCAAGGAGGAGGCACGGCGCTTCATCCATTCCTTCATCGATGAGCAGAGCGCGGAGGCCACCACTTTAACCTTCGCCGAGTACGCCGCTCCCTACTTCAAGTCCGAGACCTGCCCTCACTTCATCCGCTATCGCCAAGAGGGAAAGAGCATCGGCCTCAATCACCTCAGCCAGTGTCGCTCCCTCCTCGACAAGCACGTTCTCAAGGACCCGGCCTTCTCCCGGCTCGCCATGAACAAGATCAAGCGAGGTGATCTCCTCGACCTCCGGCGCCGGCTGCAGGCGGGCGGCCTGGGCGTCAACTCCCTCAACAAGTGCATCTCCACGGTCAAGACGATTCTCTCTGAGGCCTGCTTTCGTGGGGATATCGAGAACAATCCAGGATCCATGGTGGGGAACATCAAGTACGAGCGCCAGGAGCGCGGCGTCCTCAACCCCGAGGAAGTTGGCCGCTTCCTCTCCTTCCTGAGCGAGCGCACCGCCCGCATCAAAACCGAGGCTCGAGAAGCCGCGGCGATCAAGAAAGGAGCCAAGGAATCCCGTCGCTCCCTCGATGCGCTCCAGGCCGTCAGGGATGAAGCTCTCATCGCCGTCCTTTTCTGCTCGGGCATGCGGGCGGGGGAGCTCCGTGCCCTCCGCTGGTCCTCCGTCGACCTCAAGACCGGTCGCTGCAAGATCATCGAGGCCGACAAAGGCAAGGACGGTATTGGAAAGCCCAAGTGGGGCAAGACGCGGGAGATTGTCCTCGCCAAGCTCGCCCTGGACCGACTCAAGGCCTGGAAGGAAAGCCTGCCCTACGAAGCCCCCGGAGATTACTTTATCTTCGGAACCAGCCTTGGGAAGGGGCTTGGCTACGAAGGGCTCCATAATGTTCTCGAGGACTGCATCAAGGAGGCGAGGACGGACAAGGTCATTCCCGACGACGATCGCTGGGTCTCGCCCCATGCCGCCCGCCACACCCTCAACACGAACCTCCTGGCTGCCGGAGTCGCGCCGCTCCTCGTCCAGAGCTTCCTTGGCTGGTCGAGCGCCGAGGCGAGGATTCTCACGCGGGTGCAGGCCGTCTACACCCACTTCCAGTTGCTCCGGGTCGATGATGTTGCGAAGGCGGTGGACCTGATGTACGCTCTTCCTAAGAAGAAACCTGCGACCAAAGCAGGGTGACCCCAGGTCAAAACAGGATCAAGCGATGCCAAAGCCCAAGAAGAAACGGACCTCCAACGCTGTCTCTCCAATTGCCGCGCGAGATACGGGCCAACTGCCCCAGGGCGGGGTATTCGGGTCGACAATACTCCCCCGGCTGACTACCCCCGAAGAGCGCGAAGCCTTCGAATTGCCGGACCTCGAACCCATTGTCGCCAAGCTGAGGAAGGATCTGGCCGGAGCGCCCAATAGCGAGTATCGCCTCGAATTATATCGTCTAACTTTGCTCAGGCTCGAGACCATCCGGGACAAAGGAGCCAGGCAATATCAAAGACTCATGGCTGGGGGTGAGCTCGTAAACCCCGAGGATTTGGACCCCTATGCGGAGAGACTGCTTGATATCATCGCCGGGTTGTCCATCGAGCGGGATCGCCTATATCTGGAGGCTCGAGTCATGCAAGCTCCTAAGGCCGAGATCTCCAATCCGAGTTTCTTGCCACCTAAAGAGCCTACCCCGGTCGCAGTTCTTCAATTTGCGGCAAGCTCTTCTCCGGTGCCTGATCCAATGTCCCTTAAGGACCTTGCAATCTACCTTAACTACAAGCGCCAATGGCTCTACCAAAACTGGAGGACCTTGGATATCCCATATTTCGAGGAAGGACGTCAGCCCCGCTTTCGCAAGACGAGCGTCGACAAATGGATCGAGGAACGGGAGAAGGCGGGGAAGGGGAAGGGGAAGGCATGA